CATAGCATCCTCAAGGTCAATCTCCTTCTGTCCTAGCGCTACTTGCAGGCTTTGCTCTAAGTATTGTTTATCTGCGCTTTCCATTTCCTTCTGAACCTGAACCCCGAAGTTGTACATTGGGAGATTGTCAAAAGAAGATAAAACCTTCATGTTTTCACTACCTACAGCGTTTTCGTATATACCTCTTAAAGCTGATTCTTTTGGTATGATTTGCAAACACTTTACTATGTCTTCGCAAACCTTCTTGTATAGGATCATGGAGGCATTAGTTATGTCATAGATCGCGTTGTTACCAGCGGCAATAGCTTGCTCTCTCACCCCAACTAAAGCGTCTCCTTTAGGGGAAGAAGCATCCATAGCCTCGTTAATACCTGTTGTATCTCGAATTAGCTTTAAGTAATGATTGTAAAGACCTATTAGCTCGTTTATGTTTCTTATGCTGTTGCCTATTTCTCGAATAGGAGGATTTTGATGACCGCCTTCTGGGTTCTTGCTTCTGTAGTAGAACACACCTGTTTGCTCGTAGATATCATGAAGATCTAAAGGTTGTAGTTCCCCGCCTTTTCCTATCTCCACCCCCTCTAGTCCTTCTATATCTATAATTAAACCATCTGGCTTAGCTTTTGCTATGGACTGCTGTATCTTAAGATGGGTTATTTGCAACATGTCAGCAAAACCTACACAACTGTCTACCATAGACTTAGGCATCATTCTGCTGATATTTGTAGCTACCACAGAGTAAGATAAAGTTGCCTTGCTTATGTCATGTATGTTTTTTGGAATATTTGTTTTCTGACCGTAGTTTATAACGTAGTCTGTTCCAAGTATGTATTTTCCTGAGTACACAGTAGTTACCTCCATTTTATGCGGAGTGCGCTCAAACACGCTTCCTGGTCGTTCTTTGTAAGAGTGACCCTCATAAAAGAAGTTTTTGTTTCCGTGACGGTTTTCCTTTTCTTCAAAGAACATGCAATCAACTGACAAGAACTCAAAGTCCAAAACCTCTACCGTGTGTTCGTCGTATCCATAAACTGATTTTTTAGAAGACGCATCATAATGAGAAGCGTATGGAGACATACTGTTTCCGCTAGCTTTTTTAGCTATTTTTTGAAAGTCCTCCTCTTGAAGCTCATCACCACACAACCTCTTTAATTCTTGTATTGGAATAGATGAAATGCTACCTCCATAAACTAAATCATCGAAACTAGGGTCCTCTGTGTAGCTGTGTATAAACTTTGCAGGATCCACATAGTCAGTTTTTATACCGTAGTTAGGGTCATTGCTCCTACGTACAACAGCCATTCCTATAGCAGCTAAGTCGTTAACGCATCTTCTAAAAATATTGTCGTTAAAGTTATTCCACGACAGGGTCATGTTAGTAGCAATTTGAGCAGCTACTTCTGCATCCGTCTTGATGTTTGTTTTTAAAAATATTTCAGCCTCTTCCAAACTGTCTGGCAAAGAGTCAGGGTCTTTATCTAGAATTAAACCTCCTGTCTCCTCTTTAAGCTTTTGCAGATCAGCCTTCATTTCAACCTGCATTCTGAGGCGGTTCTTCTCTTTGTTTTTCTCAGAAGAAGAAAGAGGATCAATTGCTTCAAGATTTGGATAAGGGTCCCTAGAAAGAATCTTATTTACAACAATCCTTACAAACTTAGGTAGTATCGGAACTGGAGTATAGTCCAGATTAAGCATGCTACCATCACCAGCATTAGGGTCAAGAGAGTTTAAAAGTCTTTTGTAGATAGTTGTATTCTGAACACCTTGAGCGTAATCTCGGTTTCTTTCAAAAGTTTTACTTCTTTTCTTTTGAAGAGCGTTTTCCTCATTTGTTGAGTTCCACTGGCTTTCTATTGCCTTCGCATACTTTAAACCATAAGCCTTAGAATCTTTCAATTCTTTTGATGCTAACGGGTCTGGGAATTTGCCAGTACGATTACTTGAGTTGCTGATCATTATAAGATAAGTATAATTACTTTATGCAAATATAGTGAATCATCCTAAAACATTATATTTCCTAAAAAACTTTTTTTCAGAGAAGCTAACAACAGGTTTAGCTTTTACTTTCTGAGCGGCTAAAAGAGCAAGACCCGAACTTATTGTAAGGTCAAACTTTGTTCTATCATCTATTTTAAAGCCAATCCAATCTTCCAACGTTTTATTAAAATACATACGTCCGTGTTCATCTGTGTCTCTGTTTACACCTACGTGATCGTGAATATAGGCTTCAATAGAATGAGCGTGAGATTGTATGACGTCCTGAGAGTTAGATGGTATTCCTTTCGTCTTTACTTTTATTTTAGAGTTTGGAGACTTTAGATGTTCTGGTCTGTCCATTAGGTATCCATCGTAACCTCTTGATTCAAAGTGTCTTGCAATACCGTACTTGTTGTTCTCAATTAAGATAGGGTACCCGTAAAACACAGCCGACATAAGAACGTCCTCATAGAATATTTTTGCTAAAGGAGGTCTTGAAGCGTACTCTAAAACAAACGTGTTAGAGGGATGCTCCATGTTAAACTTGTTGTAAAGATGTAACGCACCTTTAGATCCCCTTCCGTCCACTGTAGCGTCTAAATCGTATGAGTCTACTCCCCCGCAACCTATATGGTCGTTTGGTGCAACTCTTTTGCCTTTGTTTACTTTTCTTTGATTCCTTAACTCTTCAGGAGGCAGCCAAGCCACTTTAAATCTTCCTTCTGCGTTAGGTGAAAAGACGACCTCTGTGTCTATCTCTCCATTCTTCCAAATAAAGTTACCTTTAACTACGGGGTTTGGAAAAAGCTCATCATTGTATTGTATTTGCTCATATATCTTCCCTATGTTAAAAAGACTCCCCTCAATGCTATCTCTAAAAGCTTCGTCTTCTGTAAAAGGAAACTGCCTAACAACCTCGTTCAATTCAGAGGCATCTTCTTTAAGGGACTCTCTTTCATTTTTTAAGTACGTTTTAGAACCTATAAATACTGGGTCACCGTCTATACCCATTGCTTCTTTTTCTGGGTCTTGAACAATAGGGTGTCCGTGTATGTCAAAAAAACCTTCTAAAGATTCATAGGCGGGTATAAACAATCTGTACAACCCAGTTCTAGTCCTCCCATTTGCGTTTCTTTGATTCGGGTCCGAATCCATCCACAGAGCCTTGTATTGAGTACCGCCTTTGTCCATTGGATTTACTGTGCTTCCGACCAGAGCCTTCCCCACGATTTTTCTTCCGACGATCAAACACGTCCTCTGAATCCTCCAAGCGTCCCTTATGTCTGTAGGTCTTTCCCATTTTCCTGCTTCATCTAGATACAACAGGTGTAATTTTTCACCGTCATATGCATTGTTAGTAGTGTTTTTCCAGTTTATCACTGTGTTAAGAGCTTCCCCCATCTGAGAGGTTTTGTTCTTTTTTGTTATACGTTTTGACGGCTCCCTGAAAGCCAGCTCCATACGTGGGTTCGTTGTACCGTCTTGTATTGGTTTAAAGAAGAAAGGATAGTTTCTAAACATAAAAACCACCTTCTTCATAAAGATGTTTTCCTGAGCGTCTTTACCTGTTTTTGACTGTATACCCATAAGCTTGTCTTTAACTTGCGTAGCCTCATCGACAAGGACAGCAGAGCATATATTGGTATACCCAGAACGACGGCACTTAGTATAAAGCTGACCAATGCAACGAGGGTCAATCTCGCAAGCAGCCATATGTAAAAATATCTCACGTTGAAAATTTAAAAAGTAAGGGTAACCAATATCTAGCTTGGTCCACTGAAGCATCATATAATGCCTCCCCGTAATATATGTATCTGTGCCGTTGTTATAAAACCAAAAACCCTCACGCCTGCGCCGAAACTCTTCCTCGACATATGGACGAAACTTCTCTCTAAACTCCCTTGGCATTTCCGACCACTCATCCATAGAACGAACACGAGACAATTCCTTCGGCATAGGTAGCCTTCTCCACACTTGCATAGCGTTTGGCTCTTTATATCCGAAAATTTCTTTTTTAGGGGGCCTTTTTGGAAGACAAATGAGTAACCCACCGAGCTCGATAATTTCACCTTCTGTACCGTTGGGGCAAATCTTAACAGCAGGCTCTTCATATTCTTTAACATCTAAAAGAATGTTCAAAATGTCTGTCCATATCTATTAGATCTAAACCCAGGAGCTCCAGATTTGGGGTTTGCCAGCTCCATGTATTCCCCGCATTTTTCGCATTCGATATCATTAATAGCTCCCTTTCCTTCAATAAATCTTATTGTAACCCCTGATTTATTTACAACGTTTTCGTTGCATTCGCATTTATAATCTGCCATTTTATTTAATTTTTACTCTTGTGTGGTACGCCTTTTTTTCTGCCTCCTTCG